CGGTACTCTATTTCGAAGGCGAGCGCGGTCACAGTTTTCGCATTCTCCGGGCGGTGAAAAACCGTTTCGGCTCGACCAACGAAATCGGCGTTTTCGAAATGAAGGAAGCGGGACTGAAAGAAGTCAGCAACCCGTCGGAAATTTTTCTCATGGAGCGGCCGCTCAAGGTTCCCGGCTCCGCCGTCGTCTGCAGCATGGAAGGGACGCGGCCGATCTTGGTGGAACTGCAGGCTCTGGTTAGCCGATCATTCCTTGCCGTGCCGCGCCGAACCACGATTGGCGTCGATCATAACCGCGTCGCGCTGCTGGTCGCGGTCTTGGAAAAAAAGATGGGCGCGAAGCTCTTTGACCAAGATATTTTCGTCAACGTCGCGGGCGGCGTTACCATCGACGAACCGGCTGTGGATCTCGGAGTCGTCGCCACAATCGCCTCGAGCAGTCGAGATTGCGCGCTCGATCCTAAGACTGTCATTTTCGGTGAAGTGGGATTGGCTGGAGAAGTCCGGGGCATCTCACAAGCAGAAGCTCGCGTCAAAGAGGCGGGGAAACTCGGCTTCGAGCGCTGCATCCTGCCCACCAGCAATGCCGCGCAATTAAAACATATCAAGCACCCTCAGCTCGACGGCGTCGGTTCGCTTAGCGAGTGCTGGAAGCTACTTTTTAGGACTGAGTAACGAGGGCTGAGCAGCCGCTCGGGACTTTGACTCAATCCTCAGACCTGAATAACCTAATCCCGATTCCATCGCTCCTCTTGAATCCCAATCGACGGTTGGTTATCAATATTAACTCTGTGCCGGAGTGGTGGAATGGCAGACGCGCCGGACTCAAAATAATCCGGCATGATGCCTGCCGCAACGGCTTGTGTGAACCCGCCGATTTAATCGCCTATCTTGAGTCAGCAACCCGGCATAGCCGGTACTTCCGCATACAGTCTAACCGCAAAACTCACACAAACGACCGTGGTCGCTCGGCGCCTAAAGGCTGGCTAAATTGCGCGCCACTCTACCACGCGCCTGCTCGAGCTGATCCAAAACCGAGCGATACGTAGGGCTCGAGCGTTCTTAGCACGGGAGTTAACGATATAATTCCCAAATCTTTCAGGCGGAGGGTTTAATTTTATGGCAGTAGCAAACACGGACAAAGCGGCGCTTGACGAACTGATCGCCAAGGCCAACGAGACGGCCGCGGCTGGGGACAAAGAGACCGACGACGAAGGCGGCGAAGGAGATATCGACGAAGGCGGCGGCGGCGCGGATGACACGGCGGGAGAGAAAGACGGCGACGATAAAAAGAAGTCGGCAGCCGCCGCCGAAGACAAGAGCAAAGAAGCGCCGCCACGCAAAGATCCAACCGAAGGCATGACGGCGGAGCAAAAGGTCGACTACTGGCAGAAGCGCGCCAACCGCCACTATGCGGAGTATCAGAAGGAGCGCAGCAAGCGCCAAAGTTTGCAGCGCGGGCCGCTCACCGACGCCGGCAAGGGCTCGGCGCCGGCCGGGAAGGCGGCAGGCGAGGAAACGCCGAAGAGTCTCGACGAAGTGGAAAACCTCGGGCAGTTTTCCAAGTACGTCGTCGAGGAGGCTAAGCGCCAGATCAAGGAAGAGCTCACCGAGAAGGATCTCGACAGCCGAGTTACACGCACCGAAAGCGCGGCGCGCAAGAAACACGATGGCAAAGACGACTTTCCCGAATACGATGAAGTGGTCGACACCTACGTCTTACCGCTCATTCAAGAGAACCCAAACGTTTTTAAACTACTCCGCTTGATGGACGATCCGGGCGAGGCGGCGTACACCCTCGGAATGCTCCGCGGCTTTCCCAATTACATCGAGCAGATCAAGGGCAAGGGCCGCGAGGATCTCGCCAACAACATCAACGACGCCACGAAAAAGGCGGCGCTTGTGCGCGGGCGCAACGGCGGCCGGCAGACCGGCGCCAAGCTTACCGCAGCCGAGATCGACGCCATGAGTTTTGACGACTTCGAAAAAGAGATTGCAAAGACTAAAGGGGAGTAGGGCTTGACGGCGAAAAAAAATCCGCTATACGCTTGATTAACTGCCTATTCGCGCCGGCTTCGGCCGGCAACTCGCCGCTTCCGCGCTAAGTGAAGCAACTCCGGGCGCCACGCCCAAAAAAGTTAAAGCGATCCGACCGGGACACCCGAGACGATCGCGGGCTCAAATAAAACTTTTTCAGGAGGCTTCACTTTCATGGTTATCTACACAGCAATCGACGACGACACGCAGACGTTTTATAACAAGACTCTGCTAGTCCGCGCTGTGCCGAATTTAATTCACGATAAGTTCGGACAGCAAAAACCCATCCCCACCAACTCGACGCGGAAACAAACCTTCCGACGCTTCAATGCTTTCGCGATCAACACCACGCCGCTGATTGAAGGTATTACCCCGCTCGGAAAGGATCTCACCAAGACCGACGTCACTTGCACGCTCAGCCAGTTCGGCGACTTCACCACCGTGACCGACGTGGCGACTTGGGTATCGCGCGACAAGGTACTCACCGAAGCGGCTGAAGTGTTAGGCGAACAGGCCGGCCAATCGGTCGACGCCGTCTGGCGCGACATTCTCGTCGCCGGGACCAACGTGTTTTGCGCCGAGGATAGCGTTGGCGCTACCGGCACAACCCGGCTCAACGTCGACGGACTGATCAACGCGGTTTTCTTGGACAAGTTACAGCGTCAACTCAAAAACCAGAACGCTAAGTTTCATCAAAAGATGATCAAGGCGTCGACGGGCATCGGGACCGTACCGATTCGGGCGGCCTACTTCGCGATCACGCACCCCGACGTTGAGTTTACGCTGGAAAACGTGACCGGCTACAAGTCAACCACGGAGTACGGCAACAACGCGCCGACGATGGACCCTTACGAGATCGGCGCTTACAAGAACATGCGCTTTTGCTCGACCACCCAGGCGAAGATTTTTCTCGGCGCGGGCGGCGGGCCGACCGCGGGCAACAAGCAGACCGCGGGCAAGGACGATGTTTACATCACGCTCGTGTTTGGCACGAACGCCTACGGCATCGTGCCGCTCAACGGCCATTCGCTCGAAAACATCGTGCAGCCGCTCGGCTCAGCCGGCAGCGCCGACCCGTTGAAACAGCGCGCGACGTCGGGATGGAAGGCCATGACGACCGCCGTCATTCTCAATGACGCTTTCATGGTTCGCGGAGAAACCGCAGCGGCGGCGTAAACTCTGATTTTGTGAGCGCGGCTTTTTAAAGCATGCGCAAGAACGCGACCGGGCCGGGAGGGGAAACTCTCCCGGCTCATCTACTAACAGGAGGGCATCTCAAAATGAAGTTTTTCAAAAATCTTTTCCGCGAGCTCACAGCGCGCGACGTGCTTTCGCTCGCCGTCGTCATCGTTTCGCTGCTGGCGCTCGATCATTGTATGGCGCAGGCCAGCATGTCGCTTGCCGTGGCCGCGACGGCTATCTCCAAACTGGCGTCATGGGAAGGCCAAGGCGGGCGGATGGAATGGTGGCAGTTCACCCTTGACCCCGGCTCGATCGCCGCCGCGGCGCAGGAGATCGACACCGTCGCCATTCCCGGCGCGCGAGCCGGCGATCCGTGTTGGGTAGAATTCGAAGCGCCGGACGCCAACGTCATCACGGGCGGAGGAAAGGTCACGGCTAACGACGTGGTTTCAGTTTACTTGAGCAATAACATTACCGTCACTACAGCCACGGACTCAGCGGCCAAGGTCGGCAATTTGTTGATCTTGAAACGTACCATTCCCTCATAAAACCAACACGCCGCGGGCGAGCTCAAGCGGGACGAGCTCGCCCGCGGCCATCACTCAGGAGGGCTTTCTCTATGGCGGAGAAAAACAAGAAACCGACGGCGCCGAGTAAAGCGCCGGCAACAACGGACAAGGCACAACAGACACTTGACGCGGCGCTCGCCGCGCTCGAAGCGGTCGACCCGGAGCGCGCCACCGTGATCCGCAACTCGCTCGCCGAGAAAGAAAACGAAAAGAAGATCGAGGCGCTTTTGCAAAGCGAAGCGGACAAGCAGCAAGCGGAGAAACACTACTGGATTGAAATTAACCGGCTACCCGAAGACACCGAGGGCCATGTTTTCGTCGGCGCGGCCGGCGTGTCGTACCAGATCGAAAAGGGCGTGCGTGTACCTGTGCCGCGCTCTGTAGTGGAGATTCTCAATCACGCCGAAGTCTCGGGATACATCCCCGTCGTCGACTTCGCGACCAATCAGAAAGTGCTCAAGCCGGTCAAGTATAAGCGCTATCCGTTTAGCGTGTACGGTGAGGCGCCGCCGCCGGCCGTCGAGCGTTGGAAAAAGGTCGAGGAAGAGAAGGCGCGGGCGCGCGAGCTCCGCCAGCCGCAAGGGATGCCGGTTAGTTCAAGCGGTATGGATGAGCTCAGCTTAGAGGATCAACCGTCGGCCGACTTCCCCCAATGAAGAAAAAAGAAATCATCGACACGGTTTGCGAGTTTATTCAGGACACCTCGGCAGCGGCCGTCGGGCTCGTCGGCCGCTGGACGAATATCGTTCTTGACGATCTTGCCAGCCGCGGACTTTTGACTTCCTTGCAGCGCGAGGAAAGCGCCGCTCTCGTCGCCGGGAACGGCGTCGACTTGAACCTCGGCCGTAACTACGATCTCGCGCCCGACACGGACAAAGTCTTCAAGGTATTCGTGCCGGGCTGGGGTTATCCCGACGGCATTCTCACCAAGCGCCGGCCGGAGCGCTTCCTTCGCGAGATGCTTTCCGACGGCGCGCTCCTTACCGGGCGGCCGCGGATCTACATGATCTTCGCGGCGAAAACGTTGCGGCTTCATCCCATCCCGTCGGCCGACTTTGCGCCGGTAGGTCCGACCGCGCTGCAAAAGCTCTACGTATGGAAGTACAAAGACATTGCGCATCTCGGCCAGGACGATGAAATTACCGAGATCACCGTCAAGCACACGCCGCTGTTAATTTCCGGCGCCTATGCTCACGGCGCCCGCTTCGATTCGCTCGGCGACTACACTTCCACCAAGCAAGAGTACGAGCGCCACATCGTGGACTTCTTTTTTGATCAAGAAAACGACCCCGAAGTCGCGCGCCAAACTGCCTACAATGATTTATGACGCAGCTACGGCCGGAACTCCTTAGTGACTTTACCGGCGGACTCAACCGCCGCGGCGCCCCGCTCAAGTTGAGCGCACGCGATCTCATACTGCTCGAAAATATGTACCCGGTTGCCGACGGCTATCTCGTCGGCCGCGGCGGACAGACCGAATACAACTCTGCCCAGATCGACTCCAATCCGATCCGCTCCCTTTATCGTTTCTACAAGCAAGCCGGAACGTCTCTTCTCTTGGCGACCTCGGGAACGAAAGTTTACAAGGGCAACGACGGCGCCGGGACGTTCAGCGAGATCGACAGCGGTTACACTTCGGATAAAAAGTTTTCCTTTGTGACGTGGAGCTCCAAAGACAAAGCCTATTGGATCAACGGCGTTCAAGTGCTCAAGAGCTACGACGGCACCACGGTTGCGACCGTCGGCGGCTCGCCGCCAGTGGGTTCCATGGTCGAGCTTCACAAAGATCGGCTTTGGATTTTACAACCGAGCCTCGTGAGTTTTTCGGATCTCAACGTCGACAACGTATGGCCGGGCGCAAGCGCGCTCAACATCGCGGACAATCAAGGCGGTATCGGGCAGTTTATCAAGAGCGCCAATCAAGTCTTAATCGTTGCGAAAACTTCCGGCTTGTGGCGCTTCGAAGGATCGCCGCTGCTCGGCGGCGAGCTCCGCCAGTATTCGAACATCGGTTGCATCGCGCCATGGAGTGCCGACGTCGTCACCGCGGATGTCTCGGGCGAAACGATTCCGGTTGCCGTGATTTATCTGTCGTCGCAAGGGCTCTACCTAACGGACGGCTTTAGCGTGATCCGCATGTCGGACAAGATCGACCCGATTTTTACCGACTACTTTCGCGGCGCCGTGGGGAAATACTACCCCAAGCGCCAGCAGTTTTTTTTTAGCTTCAACGCCGCGGGCGGCGCCAACGATACGCTTTACGTTGCGACGCGCGTCAACACGCCGGCCGGCTCGGTTGTCGCATGGTCACAGTACAACGGGTTTAAGGCCGAGAGCTTCGCCGTGCTCGACGGCGCGGGCGACAAGGGCGAGCTCTACAGCGGGCGCTCCGACGGCGGCAAGGTTCGCAAGCTCGACGTCGGCGCCCAGGACGTCGGCGTCGATTTCACCGCAAAGTTTACGACTCACTTTTTAGACTTCAAAGATCCGACCGTGAACAAGCAAGTCCGCTGGTTAAAGGCGATCTTCGAGGCATCCAAGCCGGTCAACTATCTGATCAACTATTTTGACTTGGCGCAGTTAGCGGGCGGCGTGACGGTTGCCGGACAAAGCGGCCTACAGTGGGACGTGAACAATTGGGACGTCGGCGCATGGGGCGGACAGGCCGTTACCGACGAGCGGATCTCGCTGCTCAGTTTTTTACGCTCGGGCCGCTTCGTGAGCTTGCAGTTTTCCAACGCCGGCGACGGGCCGGGCTTCAAAATGTATCAACTCGAAGCCGAGGCGCGCATCAAGGATCGGCGCAGCTACAACCTTTTCACGCTCAATCAAACGCCGTGAGGGAGACTATGAAAAAACTTCTTTCAAGCTTCGTATTGTGCTTTACGCTCGGCATCGTAGGGCTCGGAGTAGCTGGCCTGGTGAGCAAGCCGTTTACCTTCTCGCCCAACACGCTCGCCAAGTCGTCGGAAGTGAATTCCGACTTTGACACGATCTACAACGAATTCAACGGAAACATTTCCGACGCCAACATTTCCTCGATCGCCGCCATTCAGCAATCGAAGATCAACAACCTCGTAACCGATCTCTTGACCAAGCTCGCCGACACTGGCGACACGATCACCGGCGAGCTTAAGTCCAAATATTCAACGCCGTGCTGGCGCGCGACCGGGACCGAGGGCAGCGCGAAGGATTGGTCAATTTGCGAAAACGCCGGCGCCGTTCAGATCCGCGAGAACACCGGGAGCGAGGGCGCGCCAACGTGGACAGTTCGTTACACGCTGCCAGCCGGCGCCGGCGGGCCGGCCACCGGCACCGATCTTACAACGAAGACTTACGTTGACGGGCTCACCAAAGATTTAGGCGTCGGCGTCGTCAACAAAACCGACGGCGACTTTACGATTGCCTCGCTCACGGCTGTCGACATCACCGGGCTAACTTCCACGTTTAGCACCGGCGCGCGGCGAGCGCGCGTTTCCTTTAGCGGCGTAGTCAGTAACGCCGCCGGCGGAAGCCGCACGATTCAGCTTCAAGCGCTCGTCGACGGCGTGGCGATTCCCGGCACTGTGATCAAGCAAACGATGGGCGCCGGCACGGAGACCACGTATAGCTTTAGCGTGATCACGGCCGCTCTATCGGCCGCGAGTCATACTTTCAAAATGCAAGCGCTCACCAGTTCAGCGGCCGGCACGCAAACATTACTGGCGAACGCAACGTTCCCCGCTCATTTTTCGGCCGAGGAGTTAAGCAAGTAATGCCGCGGCGCGTCCAAAAAATTAAGCGCATCGACCCGCAGACCGAAGAGATCCTCAACAAGACGATCGACACGGAAACGGGCGGGACGCAGTACGGGCCGGTTGTCAACAAGGGCGCGCAGACGTTCGACGGCGCCGGCACGCACAACGGCGCCGAGACGTTCAATGGCGCGGTAACACTCGCCGGCAACGTTTCAGTCAGCGGCGAAGTGATCACCGACGTTAAGATCAAAAAGGCAACGCCGGCCGTCCGACTCACTGGTACCGAGGGGAGCGCTAAAGACTGGCGCATCGCCGAAGACGCGGGCGTCGTCAAATTTCAGGAGAACACCGGGAGCGAAGGCACGCCGACGTGGACCACGCGTCTACAAATAAACAGCGTGGGGCTAGATAATAGCATTGCCTACGGTTCCGTAGAATTGCAGGGCGGTGATTTTACCACCTCGTCAACGACCTTCGTCGACGTGACCGGCGCGTCCATCACGATCACGACCAGGGCGCGGCGCGCGATGCTTTCGGCGCTCATCGCTTCGAACAGCGACGCAGCCGGCGGGCGGCAGTTTTCCTTTACCTTCGCCATCGATGGCGCCGACCAGGGCGGCAGCGGCGGACTGCTCACTACGTTCTCAGGCAACACGGTCATCGGCAGAGCAATGATTTTTCTAACTCCCGTGCTTTCGGCCGGTGCGCATACGTTTAAAATCCGAGCGAAAATCGCCGCCGGCACTCTTACCGTAAGAGCCAACGGTACTGATCAATTGACGTTTCAGGCGATCGAAACGATGGCACAGGCATGAACGAGTATCATTTACACCTTGACAGGCTTGAAAGCTTCGTCGCCGAAAAATTCCCGCATCTCACCGAGGGAACGATCACGGCCATGCTTCGGCTCTGTCTCAAAAACGACGGGCTCATTTATCCGCCGGTCGAAAAGCCGGATTTTCTCTTCGCGTTTTATCGCTACTACCCGGAGAGCCGCCGGGCCGTCGAGGAGCAGGACTTCGACGAGCTCAACCGGCGCGATCTTACTTACGGACCGCTCCTGTACGTGTCGGCCTTCGTGGCGCCGATCAAAGGTTACGAAATTTTTCGCGAGTGCGTCGACGTGCTCAACCCCATGGCGCTCACGTTTCACCGTATGGACCGGCGCTCGGGAAAGTGGCGCTTTGGTTTTCTTCAGAATCGACGGTTTAGAAAACCGCGGGAGGCTTATCATGGTTAGCTTTGGCGTATCGGGCGGCAGCGAATCCCAATCGAGCTCGAAGACAAAATTTCCGAAAAAGTTTTTGGAGCAAGCGTATCAATACTTTGGCGGCGAGCCCGACTACAAACCGAAATATGTCGGCTTCGGATCGCCCGAGGATCTCGACAAGCTCGAAGCTTCAACTTTCGGCAGCCAACAATCTAAGCTCACCGACGCTTACAACTCCGCGGTTGCGCGCCAGCGCGAAGAGCTCAGTCAATCCGGGCTGCTTAATTCCCCGGCGCAGTACATCGAGGGCGGCGCACGCAGCGAGCTCGACAAGGGTTATCTAGCCAACATTCAGCAAGCGGCGCGCGACGCCGCGCTCGGCCGGCTCGGCGTGCAGCAGACTGAAGCCGGCCGGGAAACGGGATTTAACGTTGACACGGCGACGAAACTTTACAACGCTTTTCTGCAAAAGTTAGGACTCGCTGCGACGGCCGGACGAGAACAGCAGATGACGGCCGAAGGCGGGGGCGGGTTTAATCTCGGGATCTTTTCATCGGGCTCAAGCAAGTAGAGGAGGGAAACATCATGCCACCGAATTACAGCGCGGGCGTAGACGTGGACGCGCTCATGAACTTTTACAATCGGATAACCGGGCAAAGCCCGCAGGCCAAACGCGAGAAGTTTATTAGCGACGAACTCCCCGCGATCGCCAACGACGTACACGCCGCGACCACCATCGACGACATACAGAAGCACACTCAACGATTCATTACCGCGGGACTCAAGGCCGGCTTGGCGCCCGAGCAACTCGATAAAATTGGCGACATGCTGATCAAGCCGGCCATGAACAATCTCGGCGCGGGTGAAATCGCCAAGCTACGCAGCAACCTCGAACCGAAAACGACCTTCAGCGAGGAGCCGGTAAACTTGCCGCCGATTAAAGATCCATTTGGACTCGGGCCAGGACTCGAACAATTTGGCATGACGGCGCCCAAGGCGACCACGACACCGGGCCGTGAGTTTAACCAGGGCGACGCGCTACGCATGGCCGAGCTTGAAGCGCGCAGCGGCGTCAAGGCGCCGACCGGGCTGTCGAGTTTGTTAACCACGCCGTCGACCGTCGCCTCCCATCAAGCCACCGCGGCCAGCGCCCAGGCCGAAGCGAGCAAGCGCAAGACCGAGGAAGCAATGGCCTCGCGCAAAATGAAAGTCTTGGAAGATTTACCCGAGACACTGATCGCCGAGACTGGACTGTCGGCGCGCACGCTGGGGCTTGCCACCGGCGGTAGCGGGCTTACGTCGATGATACCGCAGCGCGAGAAATCCGAGACCGAGCTCGACAAGCAACTCAAACAAAGTCAGATCGGGCGCAATCAAGCCACCGCGGCGCGCACCAAAGCGGCCGGCGCCGGAGCGGGGGAGATGAAGCCGGCGCAACTGATCGCACTGCGCAATTCGCTGCGCGCCCAACTCCAAGCGGCTAACGCGGCATTCGACGATGAAGAAGCCGCAACAATCCAAGAGCAGCTCGGAATGGTCGACCAGGAGATTCAGAAAAAAGGGAAAATTCTTTTCACTCCTGAAAAGGGCGAGGCGCCGGCCAAGGGAAAAGCGTCAGCCAAAAAGCCAACGCTCGAATCGGTCAAAGCAAAATTCGGAATCCAATAATCCATGGCCGCGATCAACAAATTTTCCAAAATCGTCAGCGACCCTGACTTTCAAGCGCTCAGCGCCGAAGAACAGTTCGACGTGCGGCGCTCCTACTTTCAACAGCACGTCGGCGCCGACCCCGACTTTCAAGCGCTGGCACCCGAGGAGCGCCAATCGATCGGCAAGTCTATTTTATTCCCCGAGGCAAAAAAGGAAGAAAGTTTTTTCGGCAAGCTCAAGAGCGGCCAGGCATTCGAAGGCAAAGCCGGCGACGTGGTTCAGGCCGGGCTCGACGTAGCGCGCCAGATCGGCGGCGCACCGGAGAAAACCTTCGAGAACATCGGCGCGACGTTTAAGACCGAGCCCGAAACCCAACGGCTCAAAGAAAAGTTTGGAAAGTTTGTCGGCGAGAAGACCGCCGAGCCGATCGCCAAGGCAGTCACCGCGGCGCGCGCGGCCGGCGGCGCGCTGTTCGGACCGATTGAGGGATTCATTCCGCGGGCGCTCGTCGAGAAGGGCGGCGAGGTAGCGACGGCGATCGGCACGGGACTTGCCACCGGCGCGCGAAAGCTTGGACTGCCGGAAGTTATCCCGGCCGCGATCGAGGAGTTTACGCCCGACGCTTTGTTTCTCGCCGTCGGCGCCCGGTTGCATGGTGTCACGGATCTCAACGCACCGCTCGACCGGGCATTTGCCAAGATTGAGGGCAAGGCGCCGGCCAATACTAACGACATCACCCGGCTCGCCCAGGAGAAACCCCAGGAATATGCCAAGGCGTTCGAGGCCGAAGTCGCCAGCGAAGCGCCGGCCGCGGCGCCCAAGCTCACACCCGAGACACCGATCGGGGAGCTCATCAAGCGAGGCTTCCCGGAAACGGAAGCGGCAACGAAACCGCGAGAGGCCGTTTCACGTGAAACAATTCGGCCTAAAGCGGGAGAGAGTGGGACTCAAATTGAAACCGGCGCCGCCCGCCCGGTCGAGTCTATCTTACCGGCGGCCGGCAAAGTGGCGAAGTGGGAGGGCGACATCGTCAAGGCCGGCGTGATCGGCGCCGACAAGCTCGCCGAGCTCAAGGCCGAAGCCGCGGCCAAAGTCGGCGAGGGTATCAGCTTTGACGAAGTCTATCAAAGCGGACTCGAACGGATCGCCAAGACCGCGCGCAAGCGAACGGCGGCCAGCGCCAAAGAGGCCGGCGACTTGCTCGCCAACTTTGCCATCGATCCGGCCGGCGCCACCGGCACCCAGGCGCCGAAAGAAGTACGGCTCAAGCGGCTTACCCAGGGCGACATGCGCGACATGCTGGAAGGAATCAAAGCCGAGAGCGACCCCGAGAATCTCTTCGCGATTGCGCAGACCGTGCCGACGCGGGCCGTCAGACAAGCCGCCGCCAACAAGATCCACGACAATATTCCGGCCGCGACGAAGTACCTTCGAACGATCCAAGATCCGGCCGTACTTTCGGAGATCGGCAAGAATGCCTTATATGACAACGCGATCCGCGGCTTTGCCGAAGCACGGGCCAAGACACTCAGCGAAACAGCCGCAATTAAGCCAGGATCAACGATTGAGCCGGCGCCGGCACTCACCCCCGCGGCACAGATCGAAACCTCTACAGCGGCCAAAGGCGCTAAAACGGCACCCGCAATCGAAGGGACGCCGGCCCAAAAGGCGCCGCAAATTATTCCCGAGGCCGAACCACGGCACTTTCGCGACCGTGTTTTTCAACAGACCCCGCAAGGGCCAGAGATCCGGCCGGCGGTTAAAGCCACCGACGTCAAGGCCGCGCTCGCCGAAACTTTAAGAGAGTACGGCAGCGCGCCCGAGGGCATGGAAGGACCGGCGCTTGCCGAGATTGATCAACTCCGCCGATCAATCGGCACCCAGGCGCCGCCCACCGTCGAGGGCGCGCCGGCCGGGCCTAAGCTCACCAAGTACGATACGCCCGAGATCATTCGGGCAAGGGCCGACAAACCGATCGGCGAGCTTTCCACCGTCGAGCTCATCAAGAAGGGCTTCGGCTCGCAGACCGGCGCCGTCGGCAAGCTAACCGCCGAGCAAGCGGCCGGCGAAGCCGTTGCGCGCCAAGCACGCGCCGAGCTCTACGACCGCATTGACCGCGAGACCCAGCTCGCCGGCGAAACGTTCAACGAGGCGGCGATCCGGCTCGGGCTCGCACCGAAACAAATCACCGCGCTACAACAAGAGCGCGCCGGCGGGCTGGAAGGAAAGTTTCCGCTGTCGCGCTTGGAAGAAGAGCGCGGCGCGCCGGTCAGTCAAAAACAATTCGAGGAAATCCCCGACCCCTTCAAGGGCTCACGGTTAAACACCGCAACCACCGAAGCGATCACCCGCGCAGCGACGGACTTTTACAAAGAGGCCGGGCTCACGCTCGACAAAGACGTGCCGATCTCTTTACAGATTGCGCGCGACCTTGCAGAAAAAAAGTTACCGCTCGACGGACTGCGGCAAAGACTGTCGGCCGAGGGCGTCACCTTGCGCGAGCTCGCCGACGGTTTTCTCGGCACGGCAACCAATGCCGGCCGCCAACTCAATCAACTGGCGCAAGTGCAGAAAAAACTTTTGGACGTTTTGAAAGACGCCAAAGACGTGACCGGCGCGGGCGAACTCCTCGACGGGCTCAAAGGGCCGCCGCCGTCGGCGTGGGAATACGCCGGCAGTTTGTTTCGCCGTTGGCTCAATATCTGGAAAGGGCTACTCGTCTCGCAACTGTCGACGACCGTGCGCAACTTGGAAACGCAGGGCGTGCGCGTCGGCATCGAGGCCATCGAGAAAGTGACCGACGTCGCCGTACGGAAAATCTTTCGCGTGGGAACCGACGCGGAGCGAACCTTCGGCGAGGGCTCGGAGCGCGCGATCGAGCTCTTGAAGAATGTTGCATCGAGCAAGCGGCGCGCGCTGGCGGACTCTATCCTTGACGAATTCCCGGATCAAAAAGATCGGCTCTTTAGTCAGTACACGGCCGACGTCGAGCGCGCCACACCGACCGACGCCCGCGGCTTAAAGCTTGTCGGACAAAAGTTTGAACAGATCACGACCGGCGCCGAGAAAGTGACCGCGCTCGCCAATACGCTCAACTCCATGCAGGAGTATTTGTTTCGACGCGCCGGCTTTCGCGCCAAGCTCGCCGAGGAATTGCGCGCCAAGGGCCAGGACATCGAGCGCATCGATCCGAAGGCCATCGACGAGGCGATGATCGAGCGCGCCGTCGACCATGGGCTAGAGATGACTTTCGCGACCACACCGAAGGGCGGACTCGGCGGCGCCATCATGGACGTATTTCGCGCGGCGCCGATCTTAGGACTCGTCGCACCGTTCCCGCGTTTTATGATCAACTCGTGGCGCACGTTTCTGGACTTCTCACCGGCGGGATTCTTAAAGCTACTGTCGCCGGCGGAGCGAGCGAAGATCGCCCAGGGCGACGTCAAGACCGTATCGCGCGCCATCATCGGAACCGGGCTGTTAGGTTCGGCGCTTGCTTTACGCGATTCGGAGTATGCCGGCGAAAAGTGGTACGAGATCCAAGCCGGCGGGAAAACCTACGACGCGCGGCCGTTTAATCCCTTCGCTACTTATCTCTTTGTCGCGGATCTCGCGCTCAAGAGCTCACGCGGCCAATTGCGCGAGCTCAAATTCAAGGATCTTACGCAAGGGCTTTTCTCCGCCAACTTCCGGGCCGGGACCGGGCTGTTCTTACTCGACAAAGTCGGCGACGTGGTCGGCGGGCTCTTTGCCAACGATGCCGGCGAGTCATCGGCCAAAGCTTTGAAAGAAGCGATCGGGCAATTTCTCGCCGGTTTTTTAACGCCGCTCCAAACTTTCACCGATCTACTTTCCGATGATCGCATCATGCGGCTACTCGGCGCCGAAAGCTTCGCCAAGGAAGAAGCGAAAGTCAGAGAGACGCGATCGCGGCCGCTAACCGGGCCGGCCATGGCGCACGTGCCTGGACTGTCGCAGACGCTACCGACCAAGGAGTATCCGATCGGGCCGGAGAATGCCGAGCGCGAAGAGCCGCTCTTGAAACAATTTACTGGACTGCTCGGGCGCACCAAGACCGCGGCGCAAAAAGAAAGCGATCGGCTCGGGCTTTCCCTACTCGACCTTCAGCGCCCGGTTGGCATCGTCGAGTTTGATCGGCTCGTTGCTGAAAAGGTAAGACCCAAAGCCGAGGAAGTGCTCGCGAAGATAATCGAGTCGCCCGGCTACGAGAAGCGCGACGACTTGGAGAAGCGGATTCAATTCAAGCAAGTAATGAGCAAGCTTGTGAATTCGGCAAAGAAGGCCGTGCTCGGCGAGCATGAAGAATTTCGCGAAGACGTCAAAGTAAAAGAGGCAGGCGGCGACAAAGGGAAAATTTTGAAACGGCGCTTCGAGGAATTAAGAGAGCGCCGCGGCGAGGCTCAGTGAATGGCGACGCAATGGACTGAAACATGGCTCCATAGGATCGATCAATACGGCGGCGTGGAACCGATGGGCGCCGGGCCGTATGGCGCGACGATATGGACGGCGATCGTTACGCAAGCCGACGTCTGGACGTCTACCGAATTGGAAGATCCGCCGGGCTCAACGGCATGGGAGATTAGTCAATGAAGAAAGTTCTTTCGGTTTTGATCTTGCTCGCGCTTCTCATGAGCTCGGCTTATGCCGACACGCTCACTACGAATCTAGGACTCACCAAGCCGACGGCGCCGGCCGGAACATGGGGCGAGAGGCTTAACGCAAACTTTGATTTGATCGACGCGGCGATCGGCGCCGGCGGCGGCGCGAATCTCGCGCACCTTAACGCCAATCAGACTTTCACCGGGACCAACACCTTTGGGCTTCCGTTCATTCTTTCCGGCTCGGGCGGCGCTAATCAGTTTCTTAAACAAAGCTCGCTCGGCGGCGCGATCTCGGTTGGCGCGATCGGCGACGCCGACGTACCCGACACGATCACGCTGACGAACATTACACAGATCACGACGCGCTCGCACGCGAGCTTACAGAATCTTAGCGCCGACGATCACACAATTTACGCACTGCTCGCCGGGCGCTCGGGAGGGCAAACGCTGATCGGTGGGACCGCCGCGGCCGACGGGCTCACGCTGCAAGCAACCGCGGGAGTCGGCGCCGGCAGCGAGTTTATAAAATTCCTGCTCGGCAACAATGGAGCAACAGAAGCCATAAGGATGGTTGTCGCAAACGGGCAAGGAATCCTGCGAATCAACCGACCAACCGCTGGCACTTCACCGTTGAGTGTTTACAACATCAGCGATAGCGCGAATCTAGCGAATTTTATCGGCGACGGGGCAAACGCAAATTTTCAGATGTCAGCCTATGTAGGCAGCGCGGCAGGTCCGACGTTCATTGGCGTCAAAGGCAGAGGAAGCTTGGCGTCTCCGTCGCAAACGCTTTCTGGTGATAATCTTATAGCGTTCACGACTTCAGCGATTAACGCCAGTGGAGGCACAGAAAGCAATCTTGCATCTTTTCAAGCTACTGTAAGTGAAAATATTACTACAACGGCGCATGGAAGCTTTTGGCAATTTTTCACAGTAGCCAATGGCTCAACGACGCAAATCCTCGCTCTAAAAATAGATCAAGATCAAAGCATCACCATACCGCAGATCAAATCCACAACGGGAGTCAGGTACGTTTGTGTCGATACCAACGGCAAGCTCGTGTCGCAGGCGGCGGCCTGCTCGGGGACGTGATCGCAATGAAAACGTTATTGTTAGCACTCGTTTTGCTTTCCGTTGGTCGCGCGCTTGGTGCCGATGTCACGAAGGAAGTTAGCGAGCAAGAGCTCCGTTTGAAAGTGGCGCTCGCCGAGGAGATGATCGCGCGCCGTGAGAGCGAGATCCGCGAGCTACGTCAGCTCAGCGCCGAACTTATGCGCCAGATCGAGGAGCTCGACAAGAAGAAGGGAGCAGAGAGCAAAAAAAATGCTACTCCTTGATCGGCCGAACACCGCGCTTACGCCGACACTTTGGCCGGGCTTGACGCTACTGGCGGCCACCGCATTTTTAGAAACCGACGCCGAGCCCGAGCTCGGCCAACTCGCCGTCGCTTTCAATCCTTGCAACCGCGCGCGCCGAAACGGCTGGGATCTTCACAACGTGATCTTAGGACCGGAAGGCCAAGCTTACGGGGATGGAAAACCTTATGAGCCGTATAGCTGTTGGAATGACGATTATCGCAACGCCGCGCGCCGGCGGCTGGCAGAAATCTTTGACGCGCGCTGGGAACATTTTTACGGACTCGCCGCGGCCGCATGGTGGCAACTGCGCAAAGATCCGAGCGGCGGCGCGTACTTTTACTTAAACGTCGAAGAGACAAAAAGAATTCGCGGCGGCACCTTGCCCGATTGGTGGGACATTGACGGCGATCCGACGAGCGAAGTCAGGCTCGGCAAACATACCTTTAGGGGAAGGAAAATTTAAATGGATGTAAACGGGCTATTGTTCATTTTGCTTACGACGATCATTGCGCTACTAGCGTGGTCGCTCAAGAAGCTAATTTCAATCGATAAAAGCGCCGGGACTTTTCGGGAATGGACGCTGGGACACGAAAAGATCGATGACGAGCGCCACCGGGAAAACTTAACGAAATTCGACAGCATCTTTGCAGCGCTCAACCACGGTAGGGAAGCCAGGAAAGACCAAGACAGGCGGAACAAATAACAAGGAGGGCTTTTATGTTGAACCTACACCCCAAAGTGCAAAACCCGGCGATCTATGGCGCCATCGTCGTCATTATGATTTGGCTGGTAAAAGTTTTCGGTAGCGTCGAGATGCCGGGCGAAGTGGCCGGCGCCGTCACGCTTCTAATTATGAGCGGGACCGGCTACGGCACAAGCGCGCCGCAGCCGCCGGCAGAAGGCAAGGCCAAGTCATGAGGAAAATTGTGGATCTCAAATTATCGTTGCTCGCGCTTGTCTTTGCCGGCGCGTGCTCGCAGAGTACCGCGGCCATCCAAGACGCCAAGACCTTACCCGAGCTCGTCGCCGCGCTGGCGCAGTTTACCCGCACCGATCTTGAAGCCGCGCGCGATCGCGCCGTGAAGGGCGAGGATCTCATCGGCATGGATTGCTGGGATGGACTGCTAAGCACGCCGTTAAACTTACCCGACCTGAAACAGAAGTTCGCCGGCATTGCCGATGCCCACGAAGCTTTGCGGCTCGGTAGGACCGAAATCCCCGGCTCGGCGCAAGCTACCGCCAAGGCGCTCAAGCGAGCGTGCGCCGCGATGATCATGGACGATCGCGACTTTTACTTAAAGCTCGCCGCACAGATTGCCGCTATGAGAGGCGGCGGCTTCGGCGCCGGGCTCTTCGGCGCTACCTTGCCGTAAACTTAACCCCGAGTAACTTTGCCAGCTTTGAACGGCCGCGCGGGACCTCTTCCGCCGGCCGTTTCTTTTTGCCCCTTGACTTTGTTCTGAAACTATTTAGAATAAGTTTAGATGAAACGAAAGGAGAGAGCGATGAAGCGAATTGTTGAGAGGGAAGGGGAGACTATGATCGAACGCAGTGATCCTTACGGTTGCGAGGCCGACGCCATGACCGAGCTTTTCGGCGCGCCGATCGCGAGCTACTCGCGCGCCCAGGCGATCGACGACGGCGTGCTCGTGGACTTGAGCGAATCGGATCTCGCCAAAGAGGCCGGCTTTATTTTTCCCGTCGCGATGACCCGAATGGTTTGGGACAAGTACGTCGAAGTCCCGGACGGCGTCGACGGCCAGGATCTTAACGGCCGGCTTTGGGACATTCTTTGGTTGCTCAAGCTCGCCATCAAGAAGAGCCGCGGCGGCGATCGAATCCACTTCATTGTCTACGTTCGCAATGACAACCGCCGGCCGAAGCCCGTCGACCTGTACGCGGTATGCGGGCCGGGCGACACGCTCGAGCCGGTGATCACGGTTATGGAAAAAGGAGAAGACTGAAATGAAAACCGCGCTGATCGTTCTCGCGCTCTTGCTTAACGGTTGCTTTTTCATCGCGCAGCTACCGACGACAGCAAGCCGCGCGCCGATCACCCGCATCGAGAAGGACGGACGCGAGAAAACAATCGGAAGCCACCGGCGCGCGCCGTCATGGAGTGTTTACGGCGCCGTGACCGTGGCGGAATGGTAGGAGGGAGGAAACATGGCGAAGATAATCCGAAGAGTCGAGGGCGAATACGTCAAAGAGTTTATGAGCGGCATTCAATGCGCCGCGTGCGGTTGCGGATGGACGAATCGAACCGAAGCGCAACCTTGCGAAAATTGCGGCGCCACGATGAAACCGTATCGGCACGACTTAAGCCGCTATGTTGCCGGCTACATCGTCATTGAATGCGCGTGCGGCGCGGAGCTCGAATGCTCGCGCTTCACCGATGAATGCAACCGTTGCGGCCGGCTTTATAATTGGGCCGGGCAAGAGCTCGCACCGCGCGAACAATGGGGCAAAGAAACCGGCGAGCATTGGGCGGACGTTGCGAGGATCGCATGAAGCAACTCGACCGAAAGATCCGCCGGGAAATTCCCCGGCTCTTGGAGCTCGACCGGCACAGCCGCGGCCGGCTCATTGTCGTCGAGCTCGAACCGCCGGACTTTATCGGCTTTCGATGGAAGGGTACGCGGCGGCGCTACACGGCGAGCATTGCTCGACTGATGCAGTGGACGATCCAAGAAACCGTCGACCGCGAACGATGCGAGAAGGCGAAAGCCAAGAAGGAGAAAAAGAAATATGGAACACGTTGAAGCGCTCGGCGCCGCATGGGAAATGCACAGCTACCCGTCGGCATCGACCAAGACTTTGATCTATGCCGACGGCAAGAAAGACACTGTCGGCTATGTGACGACCGAAGTTTATCAACTCCGCTATCCGATCGGCTATGACTGCCAGGTCACACAGATCAAGCTTGACGGGAAAATCATTGCCTCATGGTGCCATCACCATGAGCCGACCGACGGAGGGGCGCATCGATGAACGAAGAAGAGAAAATAGAGAAGCGGACGGCGATCATTGCGACCGCGCTGAACATTGCGACCGCGGCGCCGACTCGTTTTAGTCGGGCCGGTTATTACGCTTACATTCGGCGCGATCTTATCGTCCAGCTTCGGCGCGAGCTCGAAGCCTACGGGCTCGACTGGAAAGCGCTTAAGGCAAGCCGCTTGCAGCAAAGCCGGAAGTAGTTTAGAACAGTTTCCGAAAGGAAACCCCACGCCCATGAAAAAACTCACCGCGGCCGAGCTCAAAGCCAGGATGATCCTAGCCGGCATCAAACAGGCGGATCTTTGCCGGGAATTCAAAATTCCGCGCTCGACGATGTCCCAGCTAGTCGCCGGCCGCATGGCGCCGACGCCCGAAACACGGAAACTCCAACGATTACTAGCAAAAAGATTACGGATCAAACCCGCGCAGTTACCGGGAGACTGAGGGAGTTATGAAAGCTTGGTCGATACTTGAATTTACTAGATTAAGCAGCTTGGCATGTAGCTTGCTTTACTGTTGAAGTATGATGCTTGAAATAATGGGTGCAATAGTTGGCGCGGTAATCATTCTCTTCGTACTTTGTGCAGTACTTCAAATCGTTCTGTGCGTGCTCCTCACCGAAAAACCAACACCTTCGAGCGAAGCAGAACAAAGATACTTAGACGCCTTGCGGAATGCAGGTTATCGCCTAGATAAACACGGCGAACTAAAGAGGCTAAAGTAACATGAAAACTGGAATCAAGCTCGAGACGCTTTTAGTGGCGCTTTTGGCTGTCAGCGGTTGCACCGCAATCCAAGATCGAGTCAACGATCGACTGAATTTGTTGCGACCTAATCCGGGCGTGGCAGAAGTTTGCGGCGAGAGGACGGGCGACGCACTAACGTTGTGCGTGGCGCAATGGGACCGGGACCAACGAGCGCGACTTCGGCACGGCTGGTAAGTCGATCAACCCCGAGCAGGATCTTTACACCCAGCAACGCCAGGCCGGCGGCGCCGGCAAGCTTTGCCAGGAGCGAGCCCGGCAGCAGCGAAAAACCCCACCAAGTAAATTCGACCACCATCGTGACCAAGCCCAGGCCGGCGAGATCCGGCCAGATCGCCGCGAGCTCGACGAGCACAACGGCCGCGATCGCCCATGTAACAAGGGCGCCGATCGGCAGAAAGCATAGCAAGCCGGCCGCGGTCGATAGCGGCGCCGCTCGAAACGACTCACGATAATGGCGAAGCATTGGGTTCGCTTATACTAACGTTCGTGCTTTGTCCAGCGTGCCGGTACTTCAAGCGGCGGATAGTGCTTCGGCGAGCGATCTTTCAAGTTGGCGATCGCTGACTCAAGTCGCTGCACCCGGCGGAAAATTGTGCCAAGGGTTTCCCACACGCGGTCATCGAGCCCGGTTCGCCAGAAGAGGAGCTCATCTTCGAGCGCCGTGAGGGCGTGCCGCAGTTTGTCATCTTTGTCACGCACGATGTTTTCCAGTTCTATAATGCGCGCCCGGAGCCGGTAAATTTCGAACTGATACTCATCGGGAATCTCAGGACCATCCGGGACATCAAGAGCGGGCGCGTTGCTAACCGGGAAAACCTTTTGATTCATGTCGGGATTGAGTGCAACGCCGGTGCCGTCGCTATGTCCGATAATGTCGCCGGCCGGCTCGTCTTTGACGTTAGCGCCGGAACGTTCAGGACTTGGCAACGTCTGATAAGATATAGTTGGGTCAACTGATTTCGCGGACTTAGCGAAAAACTTATGTAAACTTTCAGTTTTTTTGTCCACTTGCTTACCGGCCTTTAACTCTGCTCTTCGGAACAGCGCCAGAACTCCCCGCTTTAGCGATTTTCTTTCCCCGACCGAGAGCTCCCGCAATCGTTCGATCACGTAATTCATAAGTGAGCACCCCCTCGGGCGTGAGAGGGTTCAACTTTCGTGCCTTGCTATCGGTCGCGAATTCGTCGGCCAGTTTTCGCAAGACACGGACTTGCCTGTCCATTCGTTCGCCCGTTTGCTCCACCGCGGCGGGAAGCTCTTCGATCCAGAAGTGACGAAAATCGGCAATCTGTTTGTCGAATATGTCGGCGACGGCGCCGGCCGCGTTTTGCCGGCCGGTCAAGATCCAGTCAACCGTCGTGCGGCCGAGCTCGGCAATCTGTAACAGCACATGCGCCTCGGGAATGTTGCGCGTCTCGTAGTTTTTCACCGCGCTTTGAGTGAGCGGCCTTCCGCTATCGGGATCGGCCAGCACGGCGCCGAGCGCCTCTTGAGTTAGGCCGGCGCGCTCGCGGATCGCACGAATGCGCGCCGCTACCTCGGGAAGCATTTCCGCCTTCGGTTTCAATTCAGCACCACCGCTTGACAATGGTTTCAATTTGGACTAATCTCCGTTTCGACCACACGAGAACGTTACCAACAAAACGTTAGGAGACGCACGTTATGAAAGAACTAGAGCAAAGTCAAGTGTTGCCAAGAATGACACCGATTCAGATCGAACATCGCAAGCTCGATCTAGGACTCGGCAACACTGACATCGCGGAGCGACTCAAGGCCGCGGGCCGCGACATCTCCCCGATATACGTCGGCATGATCTTGAAGGGGGAGCGCACCGGATACACCCACCGCGCGGCGATCGCCAAGATATTGAAGCTCAAAGTCTCGGATATTTGGGGAACGAAGAAGCGGAGCGGGAAGAGTAGGAGAAAATTAACCAGCTAAACAGGAGGAGCAGAGAAATGAAAACGCCCAGTAAAATAGTTTTAGCCGCGGCGCTCGTAGCGCTCGGCGGTTGTAGCGCGACAACGGATAACGTCGGAACGGTTGTCTTACCGACGAGCAATAAAAAAATCGACGTAGTGCAGCATCGAACCGACAACAAGGGTTGTACCACTGGCTTTGTCCTACAGACCTACAATCACGACGGCGCCATTATCGATTCAAAAGGCGGTTACGGAACCTCGCTCGGTTGCCGCACCGTCGACGGGTTGATCCGGGCCGGGGGACAAGTCGGCGCCGCGGCGCTGATTGCGGACGGTATTCGGGACTCAGCCGACCGTACGACGATCACCAACAGCAACAATCAGAGCCAAGCCCAGGCGCAAAGCCAAAGCCAGACGAGCAACAACACGAACACTAACACCGCGCAGGGCGGAGCGGGCGGCGGAGGCGGAGGCGGCCAGGGCGGCGAAGGTGGAAATAACAATCACTCCGGCGGAGGCGATGGCACGAATCCGGGCGGCCACGGCAACGACGGCGGACTCGAGAACCCCGGTAACGGCAACTAAATGAAAGTTGGTGAACGATACACGCGCCTCGTGGTAGCCGAGCTTCTTCCCGGTAAACGGGCGCGCGTTCACTGTGACTGCGGAATGGAGAAGATCGTTAACCGTCTCGCCCTTACGTCTGGCGCCACACGGTCATGTACCTGTTTACAGCGAGAACTCAGCAGAGCCAGGGCACCCAAGAGAACCCACGGACATAAGAGCAGGGATAACCCTTCTCAAACTCACAACTCGTGGTCAGCCATGAAGCAACGCTGCCTTTATCCGAAGAACAAATGTTTCGATCTTTACGGCGGCCGAGGCATCAAAGTTTGTGAGCGCTGGCAAAGCTTCGAGAATTTTCTCGCCGATATGGGCGAGAGACCCGAAGGAAAGACGCTCGATCGGATAGACAACGACGGCAACTACGAGCCCGGAAATTGCCGATGGGCGACGGCTAAAGAACAGCAAGCAAACAGGAGAACACACCGATGAAATGCGAACGTTGCGAAGAAGAGCGCGAGCTCACGCACACCGTTGAATCCGAAATGATGATGCCGCTCAAGGTATGCGCGGCGTGCGCGGCCGCGGCGGAAGGGCTCGACAAGGGAGACGGGCGACTCATCGTTCGCCCGCTTCCGTTTACCATCCCGATCGACCGGATACGAACCGCCGAGCGCGGCGAATTCAACTACGGATTTTTCGCCGTACTTTGTTATTTGCTCGCCGGTATCGGCGGGCTTTTATGGTTCTGGCGTTGGCTTGCCGACCGTTTGACAAGTGCTCTGAACTGATTTAGAATTAGTTCAGAACAAAAAGGAAGGGAGAAAAACTATGGACGAAAAAGACAAAGACAAACCGACAGTCCAGACCGAAACCCGCGAAGTGATCACGGAGGCCGAAGTCCCGCAGATCATCGAGGAAGGGCCGACGCTTCCGCAGATACTTACCGCGGCATATGTCGAGCGCTTCGAGAAGGGAATCGAGATCTACAAGCGCTTCGTGTCGGCGTGCTACCGGCTCACCCGTGAAAGTCATTGGGTAAACCATGGCACGGCGGAAAAGCCGCGCTTCTCGCTGCAAGGCCCGGGCGCCGAGGCGCTAATGAATCCGCTCGGGATTAGCTACGACGAGCCGCAGGTCAAGCGCGAGCTCGTCGACGGCGAAGACGGCCGAAAGTTTTATCGCTATTGGGTGCAGGGCTTCATGGAATCCGCGGCGCTTTCCCGGCGCGGTTTTTATTACGGCTATTGTGACAGCCGCGACCCGTTTTTTAACGCTCGGCCGGGATGGAAACCCGAGACCGGCGAGGGCGACGTCAAGAAGGCGGCCGTCACCAACTGGCTTGTCAACGGCGTGTCGCGCGTGGCCGGACTGCGCGACCCCGACCCGGAATTTTTAGCCAAGGCCGGGCTCGACGTCAGCAAGATCACGACGATCGACTACAAGGGCGGCAAGACTCCGCAGGGGTCCAACGAGCCGATCACCGAGCCGCAACTCAAGCGGCTTTGGGCAATCTGCAAACAGAATGGCGTCGACGCCGCGGCGATCCGAGAAGCCGTCAAGAAAAAATACGAACTCCCGGCGGCGCCGGAAACCGATGAAGACTTACAACGGGCGATCAAGAAGGCCGACTATCAGGCGCTTTGCGAAGCCGTCGAGCTCGGCGCCTTTAAGAAAGCCAATGGCGCCAGCAAAGCGGGCTAGCCGAAACAGGGAGACTTAATAAAGTGAGACGCGACCCCATCCAACCGAAGAAGGGCGGCGGCGGCCATGAGCATACTTGCCGGCGTTGCCATACGCCGCGCGCTTGCTTCAAGGAAAAGTGCAGCGAACCGCAGACAACGCTTTGTCACAAATGTTTAACCCGGCAATTCCCCGAAGTGAAAATCTACCGAAAAGTTACGGAGGTAAAAGAAACATGGACGCCCTGGAAAACCTAAGCGCCGCTTTGGATATGACCGAGAAGGCGCTCGACTCAAGCAAGCGCACCGACCCCGAGCTCGCCGACAAACTCAAGCGGCGCGCCGTAAAAGAAACATGGACGCCCTGGAACATGGACGCCCTGGAAAACCTAAGCGCCGCTTTGGATATGACCGAGAAGGCGCGCGACTCAAGCAAGCGCACCGACGAGCCGACCGTCGAGGATCTCTGTAAAGAGATCGCCGAACGGCGCCGCACGAAGTACGCCAACCGCACGAAACCTTATCCACGCAACAACCCGATCGCCTCGGACATTTCCGATTGCGTGCGCGAGACCGTGCTCGGCATCACGCAATGGAAAGAGCGCCCGGACTTTCCGATCGCGGCCGTCGAGCGCATGGAGCGCGGTAACCAGATCGAAGACTTGACGCTCCGCGAGCTCATGGAATTGGGCTACAGCGTGCGCGTAGACCGCCAACCCTTCGAACTGCGCGACAAGAAGGGCCGGCTCATTAGCCGCGGCCGCGTCGACGCCTTCATCAAAGTCGGCCGTAAAGAGTACCCACTGGAATGCAAGAGCATGAATCCCAACATCTACAGCCGCATCGACACGCAAGAAGACTTCGACTCATATTCGTTTTTTCGAAAGTATCCGCGGCAGCTTCAAAGCTACCTACTCGCCAACAATTTCGAGGAGGGCTTTTGGTTGATCGACGATTGCATGGGACATTGGAAGCTCATCCCTTGCCGGCTCGACTACGACCGCGCGGAGAAAATTCTCAAGCACACCGAGCAAGCCGTCGAGCATATCGCCGCCGGAACACTTCCCGGCTACCACACCGACCCGTCTTACTGCCTCAAGTGTTGGGCGTTCAAGCGAGTTTGTACGCCGCCGTTCTTTTCCGGCGAAGGCATGAAGGCCATCAACGACCCCGAGCTCGCCGACAAGCTCAAGCGGCGCGCCGAGCTCGACGCCGCGGCGAGCGAATACGATCGGCTCGACAAAGACGTAAAAGAGACGCTCAAGGAAGCGATGAAGCCGACCGACGTTTTCATCATCGGCGACTTCATGATCACGGCTGAAGAGAAGGAGCGCCGTTACAAGGCGCAGCCGGCCAAGCCGGCGCATACGACAACGTTTCTCGGACTGGAGATCGAGAAAATCAGCGAAGAGGCGGCGATCGAGAAATCGGACGCCGACTATAACGCGAGGAGTTAACCAAAACCGCAGACCGGGGGAGCAATGTCCAAATACTTAGCCTACCTCTTGATCCGGCGGCGCGTGCGAAAGATCACGCGCGAGCCGGATTTCCTTAGCATCATGGCTGGCGCCCGGATCAACTGCGGCGCCAACCACGGCGAGAGCTCCTATTACGGCGCTTGGAAGTGGCCGCGCGCAACGTGGTTTCAGAACCGAAAAAGGGAGATCGGGACGCTATGAGTTGGGAAGCTTTGACATGGGCAGTACAACGAAAAGCCGGGTCACCAGCGGCAAAGTTACTACTGCTTTTATTAGCCAACCGCACGAACACAGACACGGAAGTTTGCTACCCGTCGATTGATCGCTTAGCCGAAGACAGCGAGCTCAACCGGAGCACGGTGATCCGAAACCTTAAAGCTTTGGAAACCAGAGGAATACTCCGAGTTGAACGCCGGCTTGATCAATACGGCCGTAACGAAGCAAACGTCTATCGGCTTTTGATGAACGTGAAAGTGGGGGCTAGGGTGGCGCCGCGCCACCCTGATAGTGGCACAGTGCGACCCATGGAGGGTGGCGTAGTGCCACCCGAATCAGAACTCTTTAATCAGAATAAGAATCAGAAGAAGAGAGAGGCCGGCGCTGTCGCGCCTTTTTCTCTCCCCGATTGGCTTCCGCTCAACGAGTGGGAAGAATTCCGAGCACACCGAAAGCGCAAACGGGCGCCCATGACCGAAGCAATTGAGCGCCGAATCGTCGGCGTATTGGACAAGCTTCGAGTGCTCGGGCATGACCCGGCCAAAGTTTTAACCGAGGCGATCGATCGGAATTGGACGGCGATCAAAGTGGATTGGATTCACAAAGAGGCCAAGCGGCCGGCCGAGCCGAAGGGATTCGCCGGACTGCGGGAAGTCTTAAGAAGTGAGAATCAAAACAAGCATTAAACAATTCGCGGCGCCATGGGCAAGACTGTGCGCGGCTCACCCGCGCCACGAGATTAGCGCGGCGACGCTTACGATCTATCACGAGCGGCTTTGCCGCTACGACGTGAAAACAATAACGGCCGCGGTTAACCGAGCGATCGACGAGTGCCAGTTCTTTCCGGCCATTGCCGAGCTTTTGCGAATCGTTGAGCGTCTTCCGCCGTCATCGCTTAAGAGACTCGACGAACCGCGGCCGACGCCCGAGCAGGTCGAGAAAAATCGTAAGGCGATCAACGAAATGATCGAGAGGCTCGCCAATGAAAAAAAGATTTAAGCGCAGAACTTACGATCTCCCCGACTTCCGCGACACCAAGCGCGGCGCCGCATGGTTGGCGGAAATGATTCAAGTATCCGAGGAGCTCGACGCCGGCAAGAAGGCAAAAATGGAGACCGTAATCGACCGAATGCAAGCGCCGCTCTTAGCACGCGAGCGCGAGCCGGGCGAGGAGGGATAACCGATGGAGAAACAAACCACACCGATCGGTCAAGACGTGCGCACGCACTACGACGCGAAGGCCGGGCGGATCTTAAAAAAGGCGATCGGCAAACTTCGCGGCATTTTGCATCCGGGCTTTCATGCGGCCGTCATCGTGGTCACGCCCGACGGGCATATCTCGCTGGCATCGAACATGAAAGATGATCAAGTCCGAAGCACGATCAGCGCGCTACGCAAAGAACTGGACGAGGGCGGCGAGCTCAAGCGGGCGCAAACCGTGATCGACAACTTAACCCAAAAAGAGCCGCTATGAACGGCGCAGCCAACGGACTCACGAGCTTTACGGGCGACGATCTTTCCGACGGTGCCATCGTCGCCGCGCAATTTGACCGCTACCGGGCGCCCGCTCGAATCAACAACCAGGCGAAGGAGCTCATGTTCGCCGTGCTAGAGCAAGCGCTCACGACCGTCGCGAACGCCAACATGCACGGCGGCTACAGCCGGAAAACAAAATTCGGTTACGACCAAACCGAGCGGCGCCAACTGCGCGACATCGAGCAAGACCGCGTATGGTTCGCCGATCGCCAGCGCTGGGACCTGTGCAGCTTCAATGCAATCTGGACGCTGCTCTTCCCGGACTTCGATATTGAAAAGGCGCGGCGCGAGATCTTGGAACATCCCGGCCAGATCCGCCGCCGGATCAAAGAAATCCGAAAACTCAAACCGAAAGCGGAGGCTGTCAATGAGTGATATGTGGCACGGCATGGACGAAGAACAAACGGCCAGGCAGATCGAGGACCTCAAAGTGGCGTGCAAAGTCGGCTTCGAAATGCGCAAGAGTCAACGCGCTTTTTTCGCCAGCAAAGGCAAAGACCGCGACGCGCTGATCGAATCGAAGCGGCTTGAAGCGGCATTCGACGTGCGGCTCGGACTGCTCGGATACAAGTAAAATGGCGGCGACACTTTGCGGCGCTTGTGAAAATGGAGAACACCACGCTTGCGGAATGCAGACATGGTGCGAGTGCGAGTGCGAGCCGGAATTTTGCGAATGCGGGTGTTGCAGGGGAGTGGAGCCGCCGGCCGAAGATTGCGACGATTAACTACAGCAGCAAAAACCAAAGGAGGAACGAAATGGCAGAGGACACTTTCACTCAGGATCTAGCCGTCAAGCTTTCGGCCGACGAGCTCGCCGGCATGGGCAAGAAAAACGCGGCGCTCGTCGAGGAGTACCAAGAGATCGAAGACGAAAAGAAGGAAGCCGCGGCGCAAGCGCAAGCAAAGCTTTCCGAGAAGTGGGAACGGATCGCAAAGCTATCCAAGGCGATCCGCTCGGGCGTCGAGATTCGCGCGGTTAAATGCCGCGTGGTGAAGAGCTTCGAGGAAAAGGCCGCGATCACTTACCGGCTCGACACCAACGAAGAGATCAACCGCCGGGCGCTCACGATCGAGGAGCTCGAAAAGCTCACACAGCGGCCGCTCTTGCTCGAGGATCGCCGCCGGGCAATGGGCGAGAAGCGCGGCCGCGGCCGGCCGAGGAAGGAAGGGCCGCAAGCATGAGCAAGGCTGTTACGCACAAAGGCTACGAGATCCGGCTAACCGACGATTTTCGCTTTGCGGTCAAGGGCGAGGGCTTCGCCGAAGAGGCGATCTTTTCGAGCCTAGAAACCGCAAAGGCAACGATCGACAAAACGATTCACTTTGTCGCCAAAAAGAAAACGCTCGCGCTCCCGATCATGAACGGCGCCGGCAAGGAGTTTGAGATCACCGGGATCAATCTACACACCGATGAATTTACCACCAAGCCGCCGACGACGCGCTCGTATTCGTGGAGCGACGACGACATTAGCGGGCAATATTATCCGCGCGTCGAAACGCTCAAGCCGCTGATCGCGAAAGTAAGACGGCTTCGAAAAGAGCTCGCCGCGGCAGAGAAGGAGCTCGAAAACTATCAGATCACAAAAAGCCGCGGGCGCGTCTCGCCGGAGCGTTACCCCGAGGCGCTCGAAGAACTTATGAAAGAGCACGCGGAGACGACGGCCGCGGCGGAGAAGCTCGGCAAGAGGGGAGAATGAAAAAGAAAATACTACTAGGCGCGCTCGGCGCCGTGTTTGTGGCAACCGCAGCGCTTACGGTTATCAAGACCGTCGATAGTTGGGTGGTTCGAAGCACGCGCGACGACGTGCGTTCAGCGATCGAGATTCACCCGACCAAGGGACGCAAGCCACTCGTCGACGCTTTGGCCGAGCTCGTTTGGTATCGCAAGGAGTTTAACGCCGGATGCTACGAGCGCATGAACATCAGCGCCATGAATGACAACGAACCCATGTACCGGATCGGCGTGGAGCGCGGCAACTGTCCCGAAGATGAACACCGGCCGATCGTTTTTTGCATGGAGCGGCCAGAGATCGAGCGCGGCTTGCCGGCGCATTGCCCCCTTATCATCGATGCAGACGGCAAAAGCGTTCACGTAACCGGGAAGCTCTACATCAATGGCGTGGAGATTGAACCGTGACCATCAATCAACAAAAGCTTGCGATCATGGGCGAGCTCGCCAAAGCGGTCGACAAACGAAACAGCAAGAAGGCGGACCGCTGGAATCAACAGCTAGTGGAGCATGCGGAGCAAATCGCCGCGGCGCATTCGGCGGAGTCGCTGAATCAGCGGATTAACGAACTGCGGGACTTGTTCACAGAGAGAAGACAATGAAAACGCTTTCACTCTATCAACCATGGGCGACGCTCGTCGTCATCGGCGCGAAGAAATTTGAAACCAGATCATGGGCGACAAACTACCGCGGGCCGTTGCTCATTCATGCGTCGAAGAAATTCACGCGAGAAGATCAACGGCTTTGCTACGCAGCGCCGTTTTCAAAATATGTCGGCGGTCACTTCCTAGACCGCGGCGCGATCCTTGGCCGCGTCGAGCTCGTCGACTGCATCACGACGGAAGAGTGGCTAAAGCAGAACACGCAGCCGGCCGGACCAATTAAGCGCTTGGTTTTAGTGGACACAACCAAGGGCGAGGAATTATTTCTAAAACAAACGAGCGCGGAAGAGTATCACTTCGGCGACTTCTCTTACGGCCGCTTCGCTTGGAAGCTTGAGAACCCGATCGAGTTCGACGAACCGATAGCGGCGAAGGGCTCGCTTGGACTTTGGGAATTCCCCGAGAGCGCGCTTGGACATCTAGCGGAAAAGAAAATCGACGAAAAATCTACGGAAAGGCAACCATGACCCCGCTCAGCTTCACCGTGTACGGCTCGCCGATCGCGCAGCCGCGCACCAAGGCGCAAGGATTCATCGCCAAGAACGGCCGGCCAATGGCGCACACCTACGAGCCCGGCAAGGCCGATTCGCCGGCGCGCCAGTGGAAGCACGAAGTCAAGGCCGCGGCCGTGCGGGCGCTGATCGTCTCACTTGGAATCGAGGAGGAGGAGCTCAAAAAGATCGAGCCGGCAACCGGGCCGATTGTCATGTCGATCCTGATTTATTTTCCGCGGCCGAAGAATCTTTGTCGGAAGAAAGATCCACCCGGCGCCATCCCGCACACCGGGAAACGAGACGTTGACAATCTTTACAAGGCGATCGCCGACACGCTCAACACGGTTATCTACAAAGACGACGGCCAGATATTCGACGCGCACGTGCTCAAGTTTTACCACGAGCTCGACGGCCGGCCGCGCGCGGAGATCACGATCGAGGAGATTAGCGCGCCGTGAAGTTTCTCGTTTATGTCGACACGCTCGACCCGGTAACTTACAAGATCGAGCGCAACTGGAAGCCAATAGGCTACGTGATCGTCACCGGCATCCAGGCCGGCCGCGAGCTCGCCCGCTCAAAGTTTCACTTGCGCCCGAATCAACGGCCGTACCTGCACAAAGACCCGTACACGGTAAACAAGATATTGGGACACTTCCGCGCGGCGGAGCGAGAGCACAAGCCGATCGGATTTAGCGAAGCATACGAGCGCATGAAACGGCGAAGGAGAGGCGGCGCGATATGACTACAAACGAAAAACTCAAGGCACTAATCCGCCGGCGCGACTGGCTTAGCCAACGACTCGAACAGATCGACCGCGGCGGCAAGGCCGCATCCTACGACGCCGCGGAGCTCGCGGCGCTACGATGGGCGATCGAGATCGTCGAGAAAGACGTCGGCGTTATTCACCTAGAGAGCCCGCCGCCGGCGGCGCCTGACTTCGGCGAGCTCACAAAACGTGCCGCCTCGAACTATGCCGAGATCCAAGAGCATTGCGTCGGGCAACTGAAACGGCTCGACCTTACCGATCCGATCCGTTTCATTGTTCACACCGGCGACATGCTCGCTCAAAAAGAGATCCGCCAGATCCGGCGCGGGCCGATCGGCTTCGAGATCGGAATGAACGTCGGCAACCGTGCAACTCTATTCACCGCAACCCCGAAAATATTCGACAATTAGCCCGTTTCGACACTTCGTTATTGACACGAGTTTCAAATTGGACTAAGTGAGTCTTGCTCCTCGCTCGCCGTTCAGCCATCCGGCGAGTCTTCGGCGGGGGAGCTTGGGCAACTCTCCCGCCGACTACATCGACCGCCTAAAAAAACAACGGAGGGATTTTTTATGAACTGTGCACGTTGCGGCTATGAGCTCTTAGCTACCGAATCGCACGAGCAAGTAGGACAGACCGGCGCGCGCCAGCATCCGCTCGAACGTTGCTTCGAGCTCGTCGAGGGCGAGCGCAATGTTTTGCGCAGCGTGCTCACCGAGGCCAACGAAATGAAAGACCAGGCGCTCGATACGTTGAAAAGAGTTAATGATCCTGAACTTTCGCAAAAGCTCGACGCGGCGCTCAGTGAAAACGAGGAGCTCAAAAAGCAACTCGCCGCTACTACCGAGGCGGAGGACGCCAGACTTCAAGCGATCGCGAATGAAAACGCAGTCAAGCCACCCGAGGCGCCGCTCGGCAACGTCGAGGCAGCGGCCGCCGCAATCGTCGACGGCCAGGACACCAAACCAGCCGACGCGCCGCAGTCTTAACCCGCGGCCGTGCCGAAAAAGCTTTTTCAAAAAGGGAACAAGCTAGGCAAGGGCGGCAAGAAACCCGGCGCCGGCCGAAAGTCCCGAAGGCAAAAAGAGCTTGAAGCCTGGACCGAAAAAGCCGCGCGGGATTATCTCGCCAAGCACGCTAAGCGAATCATGGAGCGCTATGTGAAAGCCGCCGCAGGTACGAAATCGGTAGCGACCACACGCCACGCCGTCGACAAGATCATTCCGCCACTGGAAAAAGTGCAGCATAGCGGGAACGTGATCTTTAACAATAATCTCCCGACCGAGACCGATTGAAATGACCATCCCCGTCAGCAACCTTGCAACCGTTACCGACGAAGGCGATCTCAAAATCAGCTACCTCGCAGGACCGACCGCGCTTCGAGCTCACGCCGACCGCTCACGTATTAAAGTATTTTGGGGGCCGGTCAGATCCGGCAAGAGCTCGGCCGCGTGCTGGCGCGGAATGCAGCGCGCGCGCGTCGCCTCGACGATTTATAACACTTCGCTACGCGGGCTCGTGATCCGCGACACCTACACGAACTTGAGAGATTCGACGCTCAAGACGTGGCTCGAATGGTTCCCCGACAAGAGCGCGTGCGGTTACTTTCACAAATCCACGCAGACCTACCACCTACGCACGCCCGACGATCGCGAGCACGAGATCATGTTTCGTCACGGCAAAGACGCTGACGACGCGAGCAATTTTCTATCGACCGAATTCGGCTGGGTTTTACTTGAGGAAGTAGTCCCGGCGTACACCAAGACCGGGCTTGTCTCGCCGGGCATTTCCGAAGACATGCTCGACGCCGTGATCATCCGGCTCGCTCAGCGCGGGATCTTACGGCCGGAGCTCGACATCACGTGCAACCCGCCGACGCCGCAGCATTGGGTTAACCGCCGGATCTTGGCGCGCAAGCCCGAGGAGCTCGCGGCCGACGGCATCGCGCACTTTTTCTTTCCCGGCAAAGAGAACGAAATGAACCTTCGGCCGGGCTATTACGACGAGCTCCGCCGGCTACTTAAAGGCCAGCACACCACGATCGCCCGCTTTGTCGACGGTGAAATCGTCGCGATCTATCCGGGCGTAGCGGTTTATCAGAAAGACTTTTCGACGAAGACCAATGTTTCGGACCGGCTGAAATTCGACCCGAGCCGGCCGATCATCAGTTTTTGGGATAACCCACCGACGCCGGCGTGTCTGATCGCCCAGGTCGACCAACGCGGCCGGCTACTAATCTTGAAGGAATTGCAGGGCGGCTTTATCGATGGCCGCATCATGGAAGCGATCGGACAAAGGGAATTCGCCAAGCTCGTTAAAGCGGAGCTCGCCGAAAACTTTCGCGGCTACAAGCTCGGCCGCGGCTGGGCCGATCCTTCACTCAAGTCGCCGTCGAACACGGAAACGACGACGCCGCTTCAAATCCTTCACGCCGAGGGATTTACGGACATTGGCTTCGGCGCCGTCGACAACGACAGCCGCCAGGAATCAGTACACAGCTTGCTCGGGACGAACTTGTCAGGGGAGGCCGCGCTGCAAATCTCGCGCTCGGGCTGTCCGCTCTTAATCGAGGGCATGGCCGGCGGCTACGTGTTCGGCACCGGCACCGACGGCAAGAGACTTGCGGGAAACGGGCCGGTAAAAAATGAATTCTCGCACTTGTGCAACGCGCTAGAATACGGCGTGAGCGGACTGTATCCGCCGATCCGGCCGAACTTCTACAAACCGCAACGGGAGCGCCGACCACCGTCGGCGATGTCAGCATGAGCGCAAAGCACAAACTTTTAATTCGATCGATCACGCGCGACCAGAAAGAACAGGACGCCGCGGATCTACTCACCGGCCAGGCCGTCGTGGAGTTTATCAAGATCATGGAAGGGAAGGCGCCGCTCGCATCGACACAGATCGGCGGCGAGCAAGAGCTCACCGAACAGCAGCGCGCCCGGCTTCCCTATGTGATCGCCGCCAGGCAACCGTGCCTATTGTGCGCCGGGAAAGCTTACGTCGTTAATCATTGGGCAATACCGGCAGCGCTCACCGAAGATCGGCCGGACAATGTGATCTTTTTTGCACTGTGCGAGCTCTGCTTTCGACTGCCGTCGATTCTTCAACTCGTAACGCAAGAGCTCCTTAGTCGACTGAACGGCGAGCGCGTGAAAAGCCCGCTCCTTTCACCGCAGTAGGAGGAAAAGACGATGGACGAACAAGCACAGACGATACCCCAAGCGCTCGCCGCCGGAGCCCAGACACCGCCGCCGGCGCAGCGCCCTTCAATCGGCCGCATCGTTCACTATCACATGCAGCGCGGAATCATGCCGGCGATCATCACCGCGGTACACAACGACACGTGCGTCAACCTAACGATCTTCGTCGATGCCGAATCGATCGAGATCCGCACCAGCGCAACGCTGGGTGACGAGCTCGAGCAGTGGAAGTGGCCGGCGCGCGTCTAACGTCATGATTGGCGGCGAAATACAGGGGAGGGGACCTATGATGGAAGAAACAAAGCTTTGTTTGCGCGGCGAAATGGCAAAGCCGTTTCTCAAGTACAAGATCGGCGACAAGATCAAGCTTACCGTCGAGGCCGTGCTTACGAGCGCCGGCCTTGAGCCGGACTATTCAGCCGAGCCGGTTGGCAAGGGCGAAGATAAAAAGACGCCGAAGCGGCCGGCGTGCGAATTTGTTATCGCCGCAATCAACGGCAAGGGACAGAAGTCCTACGACGAGATGGACGCGGGCGAGATGGAGAGCGAGATCCACAAAGTCAAGAACTCGGACGAACAAGAGAGCGAATGATCTATCACGTCGGCATATCGGGCGGGAAGGATTCAGGCGCCGCCCTTCTCTTCATGGTTCAAGAGAGCGGCATCGCGCGCGAGCAGATCCGCGCGACGTTTTGCGACACCGGCAATGAAGCGGCCGAGACTTACGACCATGTGCGAATGCTTGCCGATCGCGTCCATCCGATCGAATGGATCAAACCCCCGCTGAACTTCTACGAGCTCGCGAAAAAAAAGAAACGCTTTCCCTCGGTAAAATCTCGCTTTTGCACACAGGAACTAAAACTCAAGCCGACAAAAACTTTCATTGACGAACTGTTAAGAGCGGGCGAGACAGTGATCGCCGTCAACGGAGTAAGAGGCGAGGAGAGCGAGGCGCGCGCCAAACTCAGCGAGTGGGGCGATCCGGTCGAGAGTTACTTCGGCATCAAAGAATGGAGGCCGCTTCTGAGATGGAAACTTAACGACGTGATCGCGATCCACCGGCGGTACGGCGTACCGATGAATCCACTCTATTCGATGGGAGCGCAGCGCGTCGGTTGCCTGCCGTGCATCATGTCGAGAAAGTCGGAGATCCGAAACCTCGCGAAGCGCTGGCCGGAGCGGATCGACTTGTTGCGCCGGCAAGAAAAAAGCGGCGAGCGCTTTCATAGTTTTTTTGGTCCCGACAAAGTACCGGAGATTCACCGGCGACAAGAGATTGTCACGGCCGGCGGCGAAAAGATAATGGTTGCGTCAATCGACGACGTTGTCGCATGGTCGAGAACATCGGACCGACTTCATAACAATTCGCAGTACGCTTTATTTTTTGAGAAAGACGCCGACGCGGAAGTATGCCCGGCAACTATGGGGGCATGCGAATGATCGGCGACCCGGAAGTTATTTTTTGGATCATCGCAGCGGCCGCGGCGCTTGTCATCGTCGGTTTTCTCGGGCTCGGCGCCGTGATCATTTGGGTCATCGAGCTTTCGTTAGAGGAGGGATCAAGCAATGGGACTGATGAGCGGAAAGAAAAAGCTTCCGAGCGCGAACAAGGCCAAGGAAATTCTTAAAGACGGGACCGTGCGCGGGAAACCGATCACGCCGAAACAGCGCGGGCTAATGGGCGTGATCGCGAGCGGCCGCAAGCCGAAGAAGTATTAGGCGAGGGCAACAACCATGCCGATCTTTTACGAACCGCGCGAGCTCGCTTCCCTGCAATCCGGCAAGAAATTCCGTGGCAAGGGCTCGTCCAAAAAAAACGCGACGCGCACTGACGACAAAAAAGAGGTCGACAAATTTATCATGAAGTGCCGGCTCGACATCGATGCTTCGTGGCGCGCTACCGAAGAGTGGAGGCGCGAGGCCGAGGAGTCGTACGACTTCGTCGAGAATAACCAATGGGACCCCAAAGACGTTGCCTTCATCAAGAGCGAAAGTCCGACGCGGCCGATCCTAACTTTTAACGATATTTTGCCGATCGTTCGCATTCTATCCGGCATCGAGCGCCAGAAAAAGGAAAACTTCAAAATCTGGCCGCGCGAGGGCGGCGACGTGGACAGCGCGGCGCTACTCACGCAACTGATCGGCTACGTCGACGATGAGAACCTGGGCTTTTATCAGCGCATTCGGAAGTCCAACGACGTGACAATATGCGGGCGCGGCTACATCAAGACCGACATCACTTACGAAGAGAACGTCAACGGCGACATCACGGTCAAGCGGCGTAATCCCTTCACAATCTTTAACGACGCCATGGCCGAGGAGTGGGACGGCACCGATCGGAAATGGGTTGGGGAGGGCGAGTGGGTAGACGAAGGGGAAGCAAAAGAACTGTGGCCGGAATTCGCCGAACAGATCAAAGTAGGGGAGTGGCTTAGCTCGACCACCGGCACCATGCCGGCCAACCTTACCGGCGATCGGCTGGCGAACATCAAGCTCTTTTTGGATCAAGCCACCAAGCGCGTGCGAATCTTTGACTACTGGTACAAGCAGCGCGATACCGCGACGCTCGTCGTCAATCTCGACACAGGCGACGTGGTCGAGCTCGACGAGGAATTTCGCGAACTCTATCAAACCATGGCGCCACAGAGCCGCCAATCCTTTAACTTCGTGCGCCGGCCGATCACGACGGTCCGTGTCGCGACGTTCTGCAATTGGCTTTTACTTCAAGACAAGGTGAGTCCCTTTGATCATCGCTTTTTTCCGATCACCCCGTATATCGGAATTCAATTCTTGAACGAGCCCAACGGGCTAGTTAAGTATTTGAAAGATCCGGCTCGGCTCAAAAATAAAGCGATCTCGCAGGGACTCAACCACTTGAACCGCTCGGCAAATTCCGGCTGGATGAACCACGCCAGCGAGGGCGCGGCGCCCGGCACGCTGGAAAAATTCGGCTCGGCTCCCGGCGTCGAGATCACCTACAAGTCCATCAAGCCCGAGCAGATCCGGCCGGTTGGACTGTCCACGGGACACTTTACGCTTGCACAGCTGGGCGCCGATCAAATCAAAAACACTTCGCTTATTAATGCAGAGATCCAAGGGCTCGGCAGTCAGCGAACGATTTCCGGGAAAGCGATCCAGGCGCGCCAACAGGGCGGGCTCGTCGGCAACGAAGATTTGACCGATAATGCCTTGCTCGGCGATAAACTCGTCGGCGTGCAACTGATCTCACTGGTTCAGCAAGTGATCACACCGCTACGAGCCCAGCGCATCGTTGAGAATGTGGCGGTGCGCAACAAGGAATCTCCCATCGCTCAACTCATGGCGAGAAAAAAGAACGAGCTCCCCGGTATCATCGATGCAGCGCTCAAGGAGGAATACGACTACATCATCGACAAAGCCGGCGGTTTCTCTTCGGCGCGCGAGGAGCTCGCGGCCAAGCTTACCGATCTTGCCGGCAAGTGGGCGTCCACCGGCCAACCTGTACCCGTGTCACTCATCAAGGCAACGATCCAACAGCTTGATATTCCCGAGGGGCTCGCGGCCGAGATTCAAAACGAAATTGCCGCCATGGCGCAGGGTATTCCGCCCGGCGCAGCGGCCGGCGCTAACGGCGCAGTAACGTAAAAATCTTTGGGACCTATATCGTTAACTCCCGTAGGAGGTTTGAGAGTGAATAAAAAAGAGAGGCTAGAAGTTGCAAGAGCACTTAGGGGAAAGTTCGTTCGCTTTCACGATGATAGCAAGGTGAGTCGGGGTTATCTCGTCACGGGCGTTGATAAAAATGGAATGATTGAGCTTGACGGTTGGGCCGGGCTGTTTGATCCGTGTCTATTCGAACGTGTGGATCATCCGCATACGGCCGACGACACGCAGACGTTTTATAACGGCATAGCCGGTACTTCCGCATACAGTCTAACCGCAAAACTCACACAAACGACCGTGGTCGCTCGGCGCCTAAAGGCTGGCTAAATTGCGCGCCACTCTACCA